ATCGCGGCAGTCATGTCCGCTAACTGTTGGTTCATGGTCGGGGCTCCTTGATTTGTCGGTATTTGCCGTCACGATATACCAGCGGTGTTGCTGGGATCGGATCAACGACTTCTTTTCGTTCTAGACGCTGGCGTTCTTTCCATGTCAGACCGCCCCAAATTCCGCAACAGTCCTGACGTGTCGTAGAAAACTTGAGGGCCTCATCAAGACATTCTTGGCGTACCGGGCACACTGCGCAGACTGCTTTGGCTTCCTTGATTTTGCGGTTGATATGACGCTCACCGAACTCAAAGATGAACAGGTCAATATCCATGCCTCGACAAGCTGCGCGTTCCCACCAGCGGTCTAGCACAGTTTCCAAGGTTTCCATCCGCAACCACCGCCCTCGGCGATATCGGAGTACAGCAGGTAGGCGAAACGAAGGTTGAGTGTGGGGTCGCTCATGGCTTCAGCAAATGGCATATTGAAAACTTGCTCCACGTACTTGGTGTGGATTTCGTTGATCTGTGCAATTCCGTGGTCCGATCCGTTAAAGCGGTCTGCCAGTTCGGGGTCACTGGATAGCGGTGTGATGTTAAGACAGCGCGTTTCCTTCCAGAGCAGGCGACCGAGTTTCTCTAGCGTTTCGGTGTTGTTGGGCCACCCGACAGTGATCGCAGTCTGAAACCATTCTTGGCATTTGGTGTCCGGGTCAAAGTCGGCAAGTCGAGTAAACGGGACGGTGCTACTTGTGCTTGTCGTGCTGGTCGTTGTTGTTGTGAGCTCTTCTGCGCGGTCCTCAAGTTGTTGGGGTGTCAACATCCCGAGCGTGACCGTGAAGGGCACAGACGGCGTTTTAATGGGGTCTGCGTTGCCTTGGACGCCTGTGATCGCCCATAAGGCGCATATTCCATAAGTGAATATTGATAAAAGTAAGAATCGTTTAAGGTTCATTTAGTAGTCCTCTGATAAATCCGCAACTGATTTGCGGGTGCTGAAGAATCCCTCCAGCATTGGTTTTTGCATAATCTCTCGGGCCATAAAGGCGCGATAGTTGTTGTTGAATTTGAACTCGCTACTGGGGTCATTAGTGATTGCGTGTTCGTAGCGCAAGACTTCAATAAGTGCTGCGATGCCGTAATGCGTGTATCCGCGGTGCATCAGCTGGTAGCACATTTTGGTGAGGGTCGGCATGACCCACGGGTTTGCCTCTTTAAAGGCTTCGTATTTGAGCATCTCGGCTGGAACAGCGAGTACGTCAAAAAGGGATGGTTGCATTGTTTCCTCCTGCGGTCGGGGTCCCGCTATCACGGGACGCACTTGGTTGTCAGTCATTAGACCGACTCCCAGACCAAATGTCAAGTCACCGCGCGTCGAGTGTAGGAAACGCCTCAATGGCATCTAGGACGGCTTTTGGCAGGCTGTCTCCGCAGACATAGCGGATATGCCATGCTTCAGCGTTAGCGCCGTTTTTGACTTCCCATGAGAACCCAAATTTGAGCGCGTTGCTGGTGGAGAATCCGTCGCCTAGTAACCATTCGAGTCGTTTGCCTGAAGCGGACGCTACATCTATTGCGAGTCCCCAGCCGTGATTACTTGTGCCGGGTGTTCCTGCTGGGGCGAAACCTTGTTTCAGGAACCATACTTGGCCGTTGTATTTGCGGGTCACTTGGGGTTTACGAAAGTTGGGTTTGGCTTCGTACCGTTGATTGAACAGGGCTGTCTGTTGGGTTAGTGGGCGGTATGCGCCGACGTGCTTGAGTTCTATTCCGTCAAAGTATGCGGCGAGTTGTAACGCGTTCCATGCGGTGGCCGCGAGGCTGTGTAGTTTGCCGTTTGGGGCTTTGATGTCGCGTAGTAGGGCTGGTTTAATTTCGCCGTTCTTTTGACCTTCTAGGTCAGTCGGCATGATCAGGGGTAGTACCGGGTAGTCAGTCATCTTGTTTTTCTCCCTTGTCTTTAAGGCCGTTTGAGGCGAGGATTCCAGATAATGCCCCGGTAAGGAACAGCATCATCGGCGACAGTAGCGACCATGCACTCTCGTCGTTCGGGCTGACCTCTAATGGCTGGACTACGAATAGCAAGCCGTAAAGCAGAGCTGCGGTTGATCCTAGAAACGCAACAGCAAGAGCGATACCGACGATGAGAATTAGTCGTGCTTTGATTTCGGAGTTGGTGAGTCTTTTCATCGGTCGCACCTTGTGGCTGTTGGTTTGGTTTCGCAGTTGTCTCGAGTGCGGTCGCTACATCCAGTGATGGCGAACATCAGGACGACGGCGAGAGCTGCGATCACGGCGAGAGTTTTCATGGCAGAGGGTGGTTGCTGTTGTAGACACCTTCGGCGACCCATGCTTCGTATTCTTCGTCGGTCATGAGGCGTTCGGTGTCGTCTACTTGGATGTAGACGGCGTCTTGTGGGTAGAGGGCCTTGTATTCGTCAATGGTCATGTCTAGTTCCTGTATCCGTAAACGCGGATTGTTCCGCCTGTCATCGTGCCAGAAGCGGGCGTGATTGTAAAACCTGTATAACTTGTTGTGTTTGCCAAAACACCGTTATTTGTTCCAGCAACTAAACCAGCGAATTGAATGTGAGTTGAGGACATAAAAGTGTTTTTAGTCAAAAAAGGTTGGTACAACTCAAAATTCATTGATACCGCTCCGGTGCTGCCGTATCCCATAAAGTTCCAGTTTGCCGCTGCTGCGTTACCTACAACAGTGGCAGCGCCGCCAGCGTAAGCCCCGTATACCAGTGCGTTTGAGTAACCAGCGGTTGTTGCGCCAAGAATTACTCTTAGTTCACCTGTTGCGCTTGTAACGCCGTTTGAATACACAATTTTGTAATTGTCGTAGTCAGTTGAAAACGCACCTGTCACTGCCACGCTAGCGACGGCTGTACCCACGGTCTGTGTCTTGACAAGCCACAAACCCACAGCGTTCATCTGTGCTGCTGTCAGGACTGCGCCCGAACTAAAATCTGGTGGTGTAGCCATAATGTTTCTCCTTTATCTTTACGGAAAACCGAGACGGTTAGTGTCAAGAAGTCCGAACTGAGACGAGTTTAATGTGAACGGTGTTCCCAAAGACGGCGACAGATACAACAGCACCGACGCCTGATCAGGCAACATCGTTGTCGTAATGCCCTGAATAGTTGCATTGACTGTAACGCCACGAAACTGGACCGTCACAGGAGCACCAATAATCAACTGAGTTGTGTTAGCCAAAACAGCCAAACTCAAAGCGTTGTCATAGCAATTAGTGTCGGTTCTGATAATGAACGGAACAGGGGTCGCTTGACTGTTCGTGATCCGAACATAGTTTGCAACGTTGTCTAGATCGCTTTGGGTGTTGAGGGCCGTTTCAAATACAAGCGTGTTATACGGCGCTGAACCAGTAGTCGAGTTAGCAGTCAGGGTGTTGGTACGCGCTGAAACTTGCGTGAAACTGTTTTGAACTGATGACAAATAGTCAATGGCATTGAAAGGAATGTTTGACATTGCAGGTTTGGCGTCAGTGAAGTTAATGACTGTTTGTGTCGTGCCAAGTGTCCCGGTCTGGTAATACCAGACTCCCAGCTGTGTGCCTCTGTTGTATTCATCATCAACCGAAACTAAAGACGAACGAGCGACAAGGTTCAAATAGTCCATTGCGCCACCAGTAAAACTGGGTTCGCTGATGATCGTTGGTGGGTTGCCTTTTTGGTAGGAAACCATTCCCAATGAACCAATCATGGAACTGATGACATTGAAAACAACGTCCGTAGTTGTTGAATAATTGGTCAAAGTATTAGCTGCGAGTGCGCCTGTGCTACCTGTGGCCGAGATCGTTATTCTGTCCGCTGGTGCATATTCCGTAGAGGTGTTATATGGGATCCCGTAAGACCGCTCAATGTCTGTGATCTTTCCGCCGAAATAGCAAGTCGCTCCGCCACTATTGCTAGTTCTGATGTCAATGAATTGCCCGATGGCTAGCGGTGTTGCATATGTTGCGTCTGGTATCAATTCGATAACGCATGAGGAGGCTGGGAAATTGTCTTGGAAACGCTGACGGCCACGACTAATAACGATGGACTGGATGCCTGCAAGTTGCGTGTAAGTGCCGTTTTGCGTTGTTGAATAACAGACGACTGGTGTTGAGTAAGTCATGATGACACACGAATTGGTACAGAGCCGTTGGTTTGCATATAACGGCGCAGAGCGTTCACTACTTGTTGAGGATCGCCACCGTTAACATTGATCGTAACGTTGCCTCCACCAATGCCCATGCCACCAAGACGGTCTAGCGGGATAATTGCTTCCGGTCCTTTTTCGCCAATCATCGCAATTGTTGGACCCGTCGTAATGCCCCCCTCGGCAAGTCGAGGCAACTTAACTTCTGGGATACTCCCAAAGTTCACCCACGGCCCAGCTGCTTTGTCAATTCCGTCAAGGATCGTATTCAGTCCCTTGATCGCAAAGTTCAAGCCCTTTTCCATTGCCGAAATGACAGCGTTAATAACACCCTTGAACGCTCCGCCAATACCGTCAAAAATCGCCTTGCCAAGATCCGCCAATTCACCAAACCCTGTTTTGACCGCATTGAACACGAACTGGACGACGCCCCACCAAGCCATGAAGCCAGCCTTGAGCGCGTCAATGGCTTTTCCGAAGATGTTGAACTTGACTTGTAGCGCGACAAGTGCAGCGATGATCGCAAGGATCACGACTGCACCTGTGGCGACCCACAGCGCCGAGAATGATGCTGTTAGTGCAGTGTTGAGTGCTGCAGTCGCTGCTTGGATCGTGTTGTACACGGCGAGAGCTGCGTTCGTGGCAATGATCGCTGTGGCGATTCCGCCAATGACCAGACCGAGCGTGACGATCAACCCAGTGTTTTCTTGGGCCCATGTTGAGAACTTCAAAAGTGCTGGAAGCAGTTTTTCAACGAGTGGTGCGACAGCTGCGCCGATGGACTCCTTGAACTCGCCCATCTGAATCGACAAGTTCTTCATCTTGCCTGAAGTCGTGTTCGCTGCAGTTGAGGCTTGATTCTTGAATGTTGCACCTAGACGACCGAACACTTCGTCGGCGTCAGCGCCCTCCTCAATGAGTGAGGCGAGTGCTGGGTCTAACTTTTTGAGTGCTGTGAAGTTGCCGTTGTAAGCCTTGGAGAGTGCGTCTGAGACTGCGCCTAGATCCTTGCCAGTGCCCGCAGAGACATCCAGCGCAAGAGTGAGCAGGTCTTGAGCTTGAGCAACATCGCCAGTGCCTCGCACCAGTTTGTCAAGTGCCGGGCGAAGTTCATCGTCGGCAACAGCTGCGGCCATAGAAGTTTTAGTGATGAACTTTTCAACCGACGCAATCTGGGCGTCTGATGCGTAAGTAACGTTCTGAAGTGTCAACCCAAGTTTCTCAGCTGCAGCTTCATCCTCAGCAAACGCTTTGACAGCATCAAAAGCGACAGCGCCCAAAGCAGCGATCGCGAGCCCAGCAGGGACCGCCGCTTTCTTAATTGCAAACGATGCTTTCTCCCCGTTGGTCTCAAGTTTCTTAAAGTCGGCAATCGCTTTATCAATGCCCTTTGGATTCCACTCGGAAATGATCGGAAGATTAATTGCCATCAGTTGAACTCTCTTTGTGCATCAACCATGAACTGGTCAATGATCGGCTTCAAAGCCCGTTCAGTTTCGGCGACCATCTGATCAATGTCTTTCCACATATAGCGCGACGGTTCGCCCTGAAGAGCTGACGCAAAATTAGGTCGGCGGTACTTTGACTCTCGGCGCGACTTAGTGCCACCAGCACGGCCAGCCATGTCTGTAATCGCCACAGGGGCACCCTTGGTGACCACACGAACCACTGCAATCTGTTCAGCGCCAGCAGTGACGGAACCTTTGCGAGGCTTGCGAGTGTTGAGCGAGATCTGCACCTTTTTGACATTGCCCCACCCGGTGCGACCGTTGTGATTCATCCCGCTCAACGGTGGTGTCGTTGGGACTCGACTGTTAATCAGATCCACCAAAGGCTGAGCCGCGACCTTCGTATCCTTGAGCAGAGTGCGACGAATAGCAGGATTGATCTTCTGCATCTTCTTTAACGCGTCTTGCAGACCATAAGTATCAAGTCTCAGATCTGCTGGCATCAGGTTTTCTTTCTCTGCTCGTTGATGATCTGCACACAAGTTGCCAAATCGTCTGTCTCGAATGTTATTTGTGGAGGCCAGAACCCAGTCTCAACTAGCAGAGCTGCTAGCTGACGTCGGTGGCCTCCTGCGTAGGGACTGCGGATTCAGTCTCCACAACTTCTAAATCTTCTAATTTCTTGACGAACTCATCAAATGAGACTGGGACCGGGTGACCTTGTTGTTTGCTGGCCTCGTAAGCCATGAACGCTAGATCTTCCATCCCGATCCCACTGCTCAGATCTGATGCTCGTCGTTTAAATTTACGCTCCCACGAAATGATTACAAACAGGTTCGTGATTACTCGGTAAGTCTCACCATCGGTGAGTCGGACGCTCAGTGTTAATTTCATGGTTCTCCTAGTCGGGATTGGATCAGTTTACGGGTTACGGCGTGACAATGTCGCGTGCGTAAGTGCCACCCTTGAACACGGCCTCAACGACTGACAGTTCACCGACAGTTGCGTTAATCGGTGTCACGGTCTCTAGGTAGCAACCAGTGAGGGTGTACTCAGGATTCGAAGCGGACTCAGTTGTTCCAGACGGGCTGATGACGATTGTGGAAGCGACACCGAACAAAGTGTTCAAGAAGGTTTCAACTTCAAGCGTTCCGTAACCCTGAAACAAGGTCAAGGTCAATTCATTATTGAACAACCCAGCTGTGAACGTGCGGGAAGTCTGACCGAAGCTCGTGTTTTCCAGCGCCTCGGCGGTCAAAGTCAATACCGCTGCAGAACAGTTGCTGGTGAGCGCGATTGCTGACGGGCTGGTGACATTGACGGTTGGGTTTGATAGGTAAGTTGTGGGCATTGTTTGTCCTTTTATCTGCGGCTTGAGCCGATTCTAATTGTGAGGTCGTAAGCGGGTAGATCTTGCGATCCGATCTGCGCGAGCGTGGGCCGTCCAGATACAACTGCAAGAGAAGAGTTCATCAGCTGGTCCACTACTCCAAGGATGTAGTTTGTCGAATCGCTGTTGCCGGGTGGCGCTCCCAAGACTCGGAGATCAATCGTGACGTCCGCTGTTTGGTTGTTGAACGCAGTGAAAACAGGAAGCTCAATAAAAACAGTGAGAGGTCTTGCGTTACGCGGGTCAGTGACTGGTTGAAGCCCGAGAGCCGTGATCGTTGCTGAGACAGCGTCAATCGCGTCCGTGAAGATGCCTGCCATTTCATGCACACTGCGATCGTTTAATGCCGAGCAACTGGTTGACTCGACCCAAGGTCATAAGTGGTGGACCTGTCATGTCACCAAACGACGCGTAACTGTCTCCAGTTGTGCCGCGTTCCCTGTAACAACCAGCAGCATATAAAGTCGTACCGAGCAGTACGGCCGCGTCTGGTGCGCTGGTCAAACTATCGTGGTAGCCAGCGGAGACCCTGCGACGAAAACACCACGAGTTCGCAGCTGAAACACAAGTAGTTAGGAACGCGGTGTCATTTGCCGTGGCCGACGCGATCCCGAGAAACTCTTGCACAGCTGCGACCGTGGTCCAAGTGCAGGACTGGGTCCAAGTTACTGTTCCAGTCGCTGAAGCTCTTTGATAGTTATCGAAGTTTGATTTGACAAGTAGTTGATTCGTGATGGTGACTTCATTATCAAAAATGAAATCACCTTCAAAACCGACACCA